TAATAAGAACAATAAAAAGAACAATAAAGACGAACGTGTCTGCGCGTGGCGAAGAGACAGGTTCGACGGGCTCTGGAATTACTACCCGCACGACAAGCGCGGCAGCAAACAGAGAGCCATCAAAGCATGGGACAATCTGAAACCCGATGACGGGGAGATCGACAATATCGCCAGAGGCCTGCAGTATCTCATGGGCACGGACGAATGGCAGCGGGGCATCGGCATCCCGCACGTCTCCACCTTCCTGAACAACCGGTTCTGGGAAGACGCGCTGGAGCTCCTCGAGGAAGAGGACGACGGAGGCTGGGCGCCGGATCCGGAGGTGATGTATCACGACTGAGATCACACAGAGCCGGACCGAGCTGGAGTATCAGCTGATCGGCGCTATGGTGCACGACCGCGAGATCGCCGGGAAGCTGCTGCAGATCATCGGCGCGGAGGACTTCGCAAACGAGGCCCTCGGCACGGTCTGCAAAGCGATCCGGAAGCTCTTCAACGCCGACGCTCCGATCGACAGGATGACGGTGCTGCAGGAAACCGGCGACGCCTACGAGGAGCTGATCACGGCAGCCATCGACATCCGGGTGGTCCCTTCCAATGCCGAATACTATGCCGGCATGCTGCGGGAGCGCTCACGGCTGGACCGGATCCGGGACGCTGCAGCCGCCGTCATGACAGCAGAGTCCGTCGACGACGCCAGGAAGAGCGCCGACAGCATCAACGCCGAACTGGTCACCAGGCGGCAATGGCAGGCCATCGGCATGGAGGACGCCCTGAATGCCTTCTTCGACCGGCACACCCAGGAGAAGGCCCCGAAGTTTCTCGACTTCGGCTTCCCGAAGCTCAGGCAGCGGCTGTTCTGCGAGCCGGGCGACTTCATCGTGATCGCCGGAGAACCCTCCTCCGGAAAGACTGCCCTGGCCGCCCAGATTGCCGTGACGATCGCCAGGAGCCACAGGGTCGGCTTCTTCACCCTGGAGACTTCCTCCGAAAAGCTGACGGACCGCATGGTCGCCCAGCAGTCAGGGATCCCTCTGAAGACGATCAAGACGAACACCCTGGCACCGGATCAGTGGAAGAAGGCAGCGGACACAGCCACAAGGATCAGCACACTGCCGCTGGATCAGATCCAGGCCTCCGGCATGACCGTGCAGGACATCCAGAGCTACAGCATCGCCCACCATTACGAGGTGATCTTCGTGGACTACCTGCAGATCATCAGACCGCAAAATGCGCGCCTGCAGCGCTTCGAGCAGGTCACGCAGATCTCCATGGGCTTGCACACACTGGCCCAGCAGGCGGGTATCACGGTGATCGCACTGGCCCAGCTGAGCAGGCCGGACAAGAGCAAAAAGAAGAAGGACCCGCCCAGCATGCACGACCTGAGAGAATCCGGCCAGATCGAGCAGGATGCCGACGCAGTGCTGCTGCTCTACCACAAGGACCCGAACGACAACGCCGGCCCGCGGATGCTGAAGATCGGGAAGAACAAGGAAGGCGAGCGCGCTGACTTCGAGCTCAACTTCAAAGGCGAGACCCAGACCTTCACCGAAGGCAGCAGCTGGAGCAACACCATGAGCGAGATCCGGAAGGCTGCGAAAGACACGACCAGGGAATTCTCCCAGGTCAAGATGGAGGATCTCGGAACAGTAAAGAACGGGGAGGAGCTGCCATTCTGAAATGTTAAGCAAACAGGACTGCGTGCTTGGCGCGCAGATCAAATTCAAGCCTTCCTGCTGGTATGCGCAGCGGGCAGGGCGCCAGGGCGGCGACATCCACATCCTGCTGCCCGGCGGCACGGAAGTGACCGGCACGGTGGACTACATCAACGAAGCGCACGGTTATTTCCGCGTCCGGTATGAAGTATTCGGAAACGTCAACCACGAGTGCTTCAAATTTCAGCAGAAGAACGAAGACCCGGCGGTCTGGAGATCCGGGTATCATCCGGATCCGATCAATTAACCGTATACGGCACAGCGGCAGTGCTGCCTGCAGTTACTTCGCTATTTGTCGATGGTTCGAATCCATCCTTCCCGCACGACAAGCGGGATGTAGCTCAGCCCGGATAGAGCGATAGGAATACACCCTGCACGCGATTTTCTCCGCCTGCCGATATACATACATCCTCAAAAACCAAACCAAACTAAATTAACGGAGGAACAAAATGAGAATCACAGCAATCATGAACCTGAAGGGCGGCGTGGCCAAGACGACCACCGTCGTCAACATGGCAGCCATCCTGGCAGCGAAGGGCAAAAAGGTGCTCGTCGTTGATGGCGACGCCCAGTGCAACACCACGGAATTCCTGACCGGCGAAGAGACCTGCAGAGCCTACGCGACGCTCGCGGACGCTCTGAAAGGCGAAAGAAGAGGCGTCATCGAAGTGCAGCCGACAAAGCTGGACAACGTCAGTCTGCTCGCCGGCGACGAGAGCCTGATGGATCTCGACCTAACAAAAGCAGAAGACGGCAGGCTCAATCTGAAGTGCCTGCTGCTGCGAAGGACCTGGCTGGATGAATCCGGGACAGATTACGTTCTGATCGACTGCCCGCCGGCCTTCTCGGCAGCGACGGCAGCGGCCCTGCTGGCAGCGGATGACGTTATCATCCCGATGAAGCTGGATGCCTTCAGCATCCGCGGCATGAGCGTCCTGTTCCGGCAGATCGAAAACATGAGGCAGATCAATCCGGATCTGACCATCGCGGGGATCCTCCCGACGATGTGGTACCGGAGCCCGGAGACAGAGCAGATCGAGAACGAAATCCTCCGCGCAGGCCTTCCGGTTTTCCACCACATCCGTCTGTCGAAGACGGTCGACCGGATGACACTGGCCCAGAGGCCGCTGCAGGAGATCAGCAGAAACAGCGGCGCGCTGAGGGATTACCGGTTCTTCATTGATCAGTACACCAGCAAGGAGGTGCACTGATATGGCATTCGATCTTGCAAACGTCCTAAGCCAGGCAGCCGGCAGAGATACCGGCATAGATCCATCCAGAGAGAAGATCGAGCTGATCCCATACCAGCTGATCCGCAGCGATCCCGGCAACTTCTACAGCACCGAAGGGATCGACGAGCTGGCAGCCAATATCGAACTGATCGGGCTGCAGCAGCCTGTCCGGATCCGCCGCATCGGCAGTCCTGACGACAAGATGTCCTTTTACAGAGTGGTCTCCGGCCACCGCCGGCTGGCTGCATGGCACAAGCTGGACCTGTCCTATCCCGACGGAGAATACAGGAAGATCCCGGCAATCGTGGAGCCGGATCGCTCAGAGCCCAGCGCCCTGACAGAGCTCCGCCTGATCTATGCCAACAGCGACACCAGAAAGATGACCGGGCGCGATCTCCAGCGCCAGGCAGAGAAGATCAAAGAGCTGCTGCAGCAGCTGAAGGATGACGGCTATGAATTCAAGGGCAGAATGCGCGACCACGTCGCCCAGGTGTGCGGCGTGAGCAAAAGCAAGCTCAGCCGGCTGAACGCCATCGAGAAGAACCTGCACCAGGGCATCAAAAACGCATACTACAACACCGGCAAGATCAGCGAGACGCTGGCGTACGAGATCTCCGGGCTTCCGACAGAAGACCAGAGCGAGGTCTGCCGGAAGCTCGGCAAGGGCTGGGAACCAACAACGGCAGAGCTCAAAAAATGGTACTGCGAGAGAGCTGTGAACCGGAACATGCAGATGGTACGCGAAAGGCTTAAACACGACTACGACAAGCTCACGGCAGCCATTGAGGATCCGGAGGAGGATCTCCCGGAAGAGGATGAAAGAGAGCTCAACCTCAATGATGTGCCCAAAGTGGGCACACTTCCGAAGGCCGAATGGCAGCCAGGAGATCCGCCGGAGGACGGCCGATACATCTGCCTGGTGGATATGGGCACCACAAGACTGCACGAGCAGAAATGCGACCGCAGAGAAGGCCAGTGGTATGCCTACGGCAGCCCGATCGACGATATGTTCACCGTGAAGGCCTGGTGGCCGCTGCCGAAGGACCCGCAATTCATGACATCATCAGATCTTCCGGAGGGCTGCGCATGACAAAGGCAAAATGGCACGATGCCAAAACGGAGAGGCCGCCGCGGCCGAATCTATACCTCGTCTGCGGCACCTATCTCCCCACGAGGACCTCCGGCATGATGACCTGCCGCTGGAACGGAGAGAAGTGGGAAGCAGCCATCCAGATCCGCGTGACGGACTGGACGCCGCTCCCGCCTCCGCCCTCGCGGGACTATATAGCATTCCCGGGGCAGAGCCCGTGCAAGGGCTGCAGGAAGAAACCGACCTGCACCATGGTCTGCACCGTAAAAAAGGACTGGGACAGATCCCGGACGAAGAAAGGAAAACAAAAATATGATAAAAATCGGTAAAGCATTTTTTGACGACGATCTGCGCTGGGCGATCTGCCCGTCTCTGGGCTACGAGGAGAACCGGTACATGGTCGTGCTGCAGAGCGGCTGCAAGGTGAACATCATCGCGACGGAGGAGATGGTGCAGCAGGCCATGGAGGCCTTCGGCTATGATCCTTCACAGGACTCTCCACTCAGCGACTTCCTGAGCGACGAAGAATACCAGGAGCTCATGGACGCGCTGGAAGACGGCTGCACCTGGCTGGCCAAGGATATCCGCGGCGTCTGCTTCGCCTTCCTGGAGGAACCGGTGAAGGTCGGTGCCTACTATGAAACCCCGAACGGCGGACCGGTCAAGCGGCTGACGAACGACTACGGCTTCCTCGCGGAAGGCGAGAAGATCCTACTCGATGACGTCTTCCGCCCGGGAGGATCCGCCGAGGGAGGCGCGGTGGATGAATCCTGACACGCTGGTGAAGGTTTACCTCACGGCAGGCCTCGTCGGCACCGTGTTCCTGGCAGCTGCGCTGCTGATCGAATTCTTCTCTTTTTCAACAAAGGACGGGAGAGACCATCCGCTGACCTGGATCATGAGCATCGCCGGGATCATCCTGATCCTCGCCGCCCTGATAACGAACTTCATTTTTATTATTTCCAGATGACAACCGAATAAAGCGACCGGCGCCCGAACAAACCAAACCAAACAGAGGCCAGCGTCCAACCTGAAACAGGAGAGGACACTGGCCTTTATGTATCGGAATAAAAAGACAATATACGCCGGCCGCATGATTTGCTCGGCCATCTACCCTGTTGCGATCGGCTGGATGCCGCCGCAGGAGCGCGCCGGAAAGATCAGGGCAACGACGGCAGCCATGCAGCGGCTCAACTTCAAGCACAGTTGGGAGAAGCTCTCCGCACTGCTGGCTGTGAACTTCTCCCGGGGCGACGACGTCATCACCCTGACCTATGACGACGTGCATCTCCCGGCGGAGAAGAACAGGAAGCGCGTGGAGAACGATCTGAAGATCTTCCGGAGGAAGGCGGCCGCCTTCTGGAGAGGGCACGGGAAGCCCTTCCGGATGGCCTGGTCGATCGAGCACAAGCACGGCGACGGACGCTGGCACGTCCACGCCGTGATCAACCGGCTCGGCAGCAACGACGGGAACTTCCTCGCGGCGATCTGGGGCAGGGGAGACGTCCACATCGGACACCTGCGGGAGGAGACGGATAAGAATCACATCAGCCTCGCCCGGTATATGACCAAGGAAAGCGAGGACCGGGAGAACAGCCGGCACGCCTGGCACTATACCAAGACATGCCGGCAGCCGGAGACCGAGATCGAGCGCGACGTCGGCGACGAGACTCTCCAGGCGCCCAGAGGCGCTATCATTCTGGAGTTCGACAGCCACCGGAATGAATACGGAACCTGGCAATATATCAAGTATTACATCCCGGAGAATGCACCGGCGCGAACTCAGAAACTGGTGCGGAATCTTTTATAAATTTTAGGCTTGAAACCTATATTATTTTGAGGAAAAGGTGATGAAGACCTTGCAAAATGTTGAGAATTGTGGTACAATTTTGACAGTCAAGAACGGCTGGATCGTCTGCCCGACATGCCGCAGCAAGATGCACGGCATACGGGTGACGCCGGATACACAGGCGCGCAGCCTGGAGCTCCGGTGCGAGCGATGTAAAGCCGAATACAAACTGGATATCGACAGCGGCCAGTGCTCGTTAAGCAGCCGGCGCCCAGAATGATGCAGCAATGCACGATCTGGACGCCGGCTCTTTTTGTTTTGCTGGCGGCTGGGATGATTCCTTCGAGGTGATAGCCGATGGCTCTCAGGCCGCTTAAACCATGCAGACATGCCGGATGCCCTGAGCTGACGCGCGACGGCTGGTGCGAGAAGCACAGGCCGTCACACAAGCGGCGCGTCTCGGCTGAGTATCACGGCTGGTACGCACTGCCGGTCTGGAAGCGCCTGCGGGAAGAACACCTGCTGATTGAACCGTTCTGCCGTGAGTGTGCGCGGCAGGGGATCAGAACCAGGGCGACAGTGGTGGACCACATCACGCCGCACCGAGGAGACTGGAACCTGTTCACCGACAGGCTGAACTTCCAGAGCCTGTGCAAGTATCACCACGACCAGAAGACTCAGCGCGAGCAGCTGGCCGACAGGCGCGAGCAGGGCCGGACTTGACCCTGACTTGACAGCGGGAAGCGGAGGCGGAAGCTTCGTGGCGCGAACGGGCGCGTGCACGGATGCACCGGCCCGGGCGGGCCCGGGGCTATGGTAGACCCTCCCCCGGGGGTCAAAAAGTTTTGAGGGGGCCTCCTTAGTGCCCCGCATCCATTCGAACGCGAGAAAAATTCCCCGATCAAATCCAGACGCGCGGGTCTCTGGCGGTGCCCACAATGGGCACAATGGCCCGCCGGAGGTGAACGCATGAAACCAGACAACATCGACATGAAAAACTGGCAGTGGCTGCCGATCGACGATCTGATCCCCTACGAGCTGAACGCGAAGACGCACCCGGAGGAGCAGGTCCGCAATCTGATGCAGAGTCTGACGGACTACGGATGGATCCGGCCGATCACTGTCAACGCTGACAAAGTAATCATCATCGGGCACGGGATCCTGCTCGCGGCGAAGGCGCTGGGACTTAAGACAGCGCCGGTCGTGATCCGCGACGACCTTGACGAACAGGAGCAGCGGAAGCTGCGCAACCTGGACAACAAGCTCAGCGAAAGCCCATGGGATCTGGACATGCTGGAGGAGGATCTCCAGGGCCTGGATCTCAGCGACTACCAGCTGGACTGGCCGGCAGATCCGGGAGAAGAAGGCTGCGGGCCGGATCACTTCTGGGGAGATGCCGAAGCAGAAGACACAGAAGAGTCAAAAGCCTTCGAGGAGAAATTCATCCCGAAGAAAACCACCGACGACTGCTATACACCGCCGAACGTATACGAAGCGGTGCTCTCCTGGGCGACCGACCGCTACGATCTGAAAGGGCGACCGATCATCCGGCCATTTTACCCGGGAGGGGATTACATCCAGGAAGAATATCCGGAGAACTGTGTGGTCCTTGATAACCCGCCCTTCTCCATCCTGAGCGAGATCGTCCGGTTCTATATGGAGCGCGGGATCGACTTCTTCCTGTTTGCTCCCCGGCTGTCCCTGTTTTCAGTGGCATCCGGTACCGCGAAATACCTGCCGATCGAATGCTCAGTAACTTACGAAAACGGCGCCAGGGTGGCCACCAGTTTCGTGACTTCCCTGGGTGAATATAAAATCGAGGTCTCCCCGGAGCTTTGGCAGGCCGTGAAGGCTGCCAACGATGAAAACACAAAGCCGGAGAACGAGCTGCCCAATTATGAGTACCCTGTCTGCATAGTCACAGCTCCGACGCTGCAGCTGGCCAAGTACGGGGAATGCCTTCGGATAAGGCCGGGAGATGCCCTCTTTGTCCGGGCGCTGGATGAACAGCGCAAAGAAGACAAGGCCATATTTGGGGGGGGGCTTCCTTCTATCGGAGAAGGCGGCAGCGGAGAAGGCGGCAGCGGAGAAGGCGGCAGCGGAGAAGGCGGCAGCAGTAGCCGGATCGCCCCAGGCGCCGAGACAGTGGCAGCTCTCAGAACGGGAACTGGAGCTGCAAAGGAGGCTCTCTGATGCCGGCTAAGAAGAAGCCCGTGGCGGCTCTGAAGGCCGAAGGCAGCCGACACTATACGAAAGACGAGCTGGAGGAGCGCGAGGCCAGAGAGATCCGGCCTCCGGAGACGACGACCGTCAAAGCTCCGACATATATCACCGGGAACCTGCTGAAGGAATTCAACCGGCTGGCGCCTATCCTGGTGAAAATGGGCACGCTGAGCTCAATCGACAACGACGTGCTCGCCCGGTACCTGATCGCACGGCAGCATTACGTTTCCGCCACAAACAAGGTCACGACCTACCTGTCCAAAGGCGACCTGGCCGGGACAGATAAGTGGTCGGCCATTCAGGACCGGTTCTTTAAACAGTGCAGGGCGTCGGCGGCAGAGCTTGGTCTCAGTGTTTCCTCCAGGGCCAACCTGCTGCTGCCGGCTGCCTTCTCTGCAGAGAGCGCGTCCGCCGAGGAGGCTGATATGTTTGGCGACTAAGCGAACGCGCTCCGGCCTGCATCATCCCGTCGCACGGTACGCGAAAAGCGTCACCCAGGGCAAGCTCCGGAAATACTGCTGCCCGGCGGAGATCCAGGCGTGCCAGCGGCACCTCGATGATCTGCAGCGGTCCAAGGATCCGAAGTGGCCCTTTATTTTCGACGAGACGCGCGCAGATCGCATCGTGGAGTGGTTTAAGTATTGCATCCAGGTGAGAGGCGCGGAAGCCGGGCAGCCCATCGTGCTGCAGCCGTGGCAGGTTTTCGACCTGGGCTGCACCTACGGCTGGGTCCGGAAGGACGACGGCACGCGCCGCTTCCAGAGGACCTACAACAAGCGAGCCAGAGGCAACTTCAAGAGCACGGAGAAATCCGGGCAGTGCCTTTTCCACATGTGCGCGGATGTACTCTATCCGCCATACCATCCGGAGGAGGCCGTCTTCGAGGCGGAGCCGGAGGTGGAATGCGCAGCCGTCGACCGCGGGCAGGCCATGCGAGTCTTCGGCGATGCCAAAAAAATCGCGGAGGCTTCCCCGAAGATCGCCAGCCGGCTGATCATCCCGAAGAGCAACCCGGTCATTCACCGGACCCGCGGCGGCTACATGCGAGCCCTGAGCAAGGACACGAAGAACAAAGACTCCGGCGCTCCGTCTTACTTTGTGGTCGACGAATACCACGCGCATCCGACCTCGATGATCTACGACATCGGCAAGAACTCCTTCGGCAAGCGGCCCCAGACGCTGCTGGACGTCATCACGACGGCCGGCGACGATGCAGAAAACAAGCCCTGCTTCCTCGAGGAGGAATACGCCAGGAAGGTCCTGGACGGCAGCGTGAAGGATGACGTCTACTTCGTGATGATCCGGGAGCTGCCGGTCGGCGAGAACGTGCACGACCGAACAAAGTGGCTCTGGGCGAACCCCTGCCTCCGGTACCCGAACGACTACAGCAAATACCTGCTGCGGGAGATTGAGGCGGAATATACCGAAGCATACAACTCGAACGACCCGAACAAGATCCGCATGTTCCTGACGCGACGGATGTGCCAGTGGCAGGCCGGCAGCGTCAACCGGTACCTTGACGAAAACTGCATGGAGCTGGCCAGGAAGGCCCAGCTGGATCCGGATGCCTTTGCAGCGCTGACGGACGGCCTGGAATGCTGGTGCGGCTTCGACTTAGGCAAGCGGATCGACCTGAGCGGCGTGGCAGCCGTCTTCCTACTTTCCGACGGGCGCGTGGCTGTGAGGGCCCACGCCTTTATGCCGGAGAACATGGCGACGCGGCACGAACACTCTGACCGGGTGCCGTACATCCACTGGGCGAAGGGCGGCTGGTGCACCCTGACGCCGGGAGATGTGACGGACAACAGCTACGTCGAGACCTGGATCAATTCAAACGAGCAGCTGCACCGGTGGAAGGTGCTGGAGATTGACTACGACGGCCACAACGCCACGGATCTGGCGATCCACATCTGTGAGGCCAGGAACAATGAAAACTTCTGCGTGGAGATCTCCCAGACCTGTGCCGGGCAGAATCTGGCCGTCAAGAGCTTCCGGGAGCTGCTGCTCTCCGGGAAGCTGGTGCTGGAGGCAAATCCGCTGCTGATCTGGTGCATGAGCAACGCGGAGGAGATCCAGAACAACTACGGAGACATCAAGCTCAGCAAGAGACATAAGGACGACACCCGGAGGATCGACCCCCTGGCTGCAGCCATGAACGCGCTGGCCAGGGCGATGATCCGGAGGGAGAACCCGACAATCGGCGACCGGATCAGCTCCGGCAGCTGGACTTTGTGAGGAAACGAAATGAAAGAATTTTACAACAACGTGTTTTATAAATCCGATATCTTCGACATCGGCGGCATCGAGACCTTCCTGTGGAGCCTGGGCGTTAAGTACGGCGACCGGGACATCGTGCTGATCTATAAGACCTGCCACGACGCCGCGCAGCTGCAGCGGCTGCGGAGAGTGGTCCGCGTGCTGAAGTACCAGGACGACCGGCGGATCCGCTGCAAGAAGGCCTTCTTCCTCTGGAATGCCGATATTATCGACAGGGTGGACGCGGACGAATACTTCATGATGATCCACGGCGATTATAAAGCCCTGGGCCTGGCGGACAGTGTGCCGCGCTACAGACAAATCAACCGGTACCTCGGCGTCTCGCAGCAGTGCTGCGACACCTTCCGGGAGATCACCGGCCTGCCCTGTGAACTGGCGTACAATCCGCTGATCGTGCAGAAGCCGAAGAAACTGCTGAAGCTGATCAGTGCGACCAGGTACGGCAGAGAGAAGGGGAAGGAGAGGATGATCACGCTGGCCCAGAAGCTGGACGAATCCGGCATCCCGTACCAGTGGCTGGTCTATACCAACGACCCGAACCCGATCCCCAGCCCGAACGTGGTCTGGATGAAGCCCAGGCTGGACCTGACGAACTTCATCGCTGACGCCGACTACCTGGTGCAGCTCAGCGGGACGGAAGGCTTCAGCTATTCCGTTTCCGAAGCACTGGCCGTCGGCACGCCGGTGATCGTGACGAACTTCGCCTCAGCCGGAGAGATGGGCATCGTCAGCGGCGTCAACGGCTGGATCCTCCCGATGGATATGGCCGAGATCCCTCTGGACAGGATCACCAAGAAGCTGCCGAGGTTCCGGTGGAGGATGCCGGAGGATCACTGGGGCGACATCCTCGAACCCGGTGAGGGCGAATATCGGAAAGAACTGGCAAAGCAGAAAACCCTCTTGTGCACAAGCTCCTACTTCGATCTGGATCTGAACCGGAACATCACGCCGGGGGAGCGGTACCGGGTATCTGAGCAGCGCGCTGAGATGATCATCAATGCCGGTTTTGCAAAACTGTATGAGGAGGAAACGTGATGAAGGTAAAGGTCAACGGGGAGATCATCCCAAACGAATACGCCTGGATCTATGACTTTTTCGGCGTGGATCACTTCTGCCCTGCGCTCCTGGAGGCGGCGCTGGACGAAGCGGATCCGGAGGACCGGGAACTGATCCTCGAGATCAACAGCCCGGGCGGCTATGTCTTCGCCGGCTTCGAGACGTACAGCCGGCTGCAGCAGCTGCAGCGTGAAGGCTGGACCGTAGAGGCCCACGTCATGGCGCTGGCCGCCAGTGCAGCCACGACGATCATGTCCGCCTGCCGGACGGTGCTCTGCTCGCCGGTCGCTCAGATCATGGTCCACCTGCCGATCATGGACACGGTGGGCAACCGCATGGATCACCGCGACAGCATCGACATCCTGAAGAGCCTCGAGGAAAGCATCCTCAACGGCTACGAGATGAAGAGCAACGGAAAAGCAACGCGCGAGCAGCTGCAGCGCGCCATGGAAAAGAGCACCTGGATGCCTGCGCAGCAGGCTATCGAGCTCGGCCTCGTGGACGGGATCCTCGGCGGTAACAGCAGCATGCTGGTCACCTACGTCGACGTCGGCAAGCTGGCCGGCAGCGTGGTCAATAGCCTCCAGGAAGGCTTCGATCTGAGCTATGAGGAAATGCTGGCACGCTATGAGAAAGGCGTGCTGGACGGCGTCCTGGAGCAGCATCCGCTGCATCCGGTGGTGGCACAGCATGCCGAATCGTCAGCGGCAGATGCTGAAAGCCGCCTTTCGTACGAGCTGAAACTGGACAAGAACCAGATCGTTGAGGCACTTGCCAAAGCAAACAAGCTGCCGGTTTCATTTCTCCAGGATGATGGCAACTGTGGGTCTGATATATTCTGCCAGAAAGCCGGCATCCTTGACGAGAACGGCTGGAAGGAAAAGGCCAGGCTGGAGATCGAGCGGCAGAGGTTCCTGTCATGAGCATCGCGCTGATCCTGATCGGCGCCGCTGTTTCCTGCTTCGGGATCTGGCTGATCTACCCTCCGGCAGCAATCATCGCCGGAGGCATCGTGCTGAGCGCTGTGGGCATCGTGTGGGCTCTTGGCGATTCGGAGGAGTGAAGACATGAGCAAACTGAAAAACGGCTTAAAAACGATCCTGGGCGGAAATCCGGCGAAGCCGGAACAGAAGAATACCGTCACGGTGAGCTCCGGAAGGATCGCCGGAGCGAGCGTCTCCGGGTACCTGTCCGCGGAAGAGCAGACGGCGATGAAGCTCAGCGCGGTGGATCGCTGCGTGGAGGTCCTATCGGATAGCATCGGCAAGCTGCCGATCTATATCATCGACTCAAAGACAAAAAAGCGCGTGGAGGACCATGCGCTGCTGCCGCTGCTGAACCTGCGGCCGAACGGTGTGCAGAGCAGGGCCGTGATGATGAAAATGCTCGAATGCAACCGCGTCTGCGGCGGCAACGGGTACGCCTACATCATGCGCGACCGCGCGACGCTCCGCCCGGTGCAGCTGATCCCTCTGCCGCATGCGAACGTCATGGTGCAGTTGGATCGGAGAACCGGTCTTCCGTACTACAGCATCCGGAACCCATTCACCGATAAGGTGATCGAGCAGGTGAGTGCTGCGGATATGATCCACGTCATGGCCTACACCCAGAACGGCTACAAGGGCATCAGCGTGCTGCAGCGCGCCTCCGAGGTGATCGGCACCGGCAAGGCTGCCCAGAACTACAGCCTGAACTACTATGCCAACGGCGGCCAGCCTGCAGGCGTCCTGCAGACGGAGAGCGACCTCGGCGGCAGCGTCACCAGCGTCGACCCGTCCAGCGGGAAGGAAGTGACGCGCAGCAAGAAGGACCTCATCCGGGACGAATGGCAGAAACGGTACGGCGGCCCGGCAAACGCCGGCACGGTGGCCGTGCTGGATATGGGCCTGAAGTATACGCCGGTCTCCATCAATAACCGCGACGCCCAGTTTGTCGAGCAGACGGAACTCAGCATCCAGGACATCGCCCGCTTCTTCGGCGTGCCGCTTTACAAGCTGCAGGCCGGAAAACAGAGCTACAGCAGCAACGAGCAGAACGCGACGGAGTACGTCGTGGGCACGCTGCATCCGATCGTGGACCAGTACGAGCAGGAGCTGACGTACAAGCTCCTGACGGAGACGGAGATCCGGCAGGGCCTCCGGATCCAGCTGGACATGATGGCCGAGCTGAAGGGCGATGCCTCCTCCAGAGGCACCTGGTACCGCACCATGCGGGAGATCTCTGCCTTCTCCCCGAACGACATCCGGAGCCTGGAAGATCTCCCGGACATCCCGGGCGGCGATGATTACTACGCCAGCCTGAACTATGTACCGCTGGAAGACTGGAAGAAGCTCTCCCAGGAAAGAGCCGCCGGCAAGGGCGGCATTGACCAGTGACGTGCCCAAAATGGGCACAATTCAAAAGATATCACAGCCGGAGCGGCTCTGATATATATTCCATCCCCTTGTGGGAAAATCTTATTTCAGGAGGAACTCGAAATGCTTAAACGCAAACTCATCGACCTCGCGAGCGCACGCACTGCTGCTCTGGCTGCTGCCGAAGCGGCTCTGACTGCCGGCAATCAGGCTGAGTATGACAGCCGGATGATCGAGGTCACCAACATGAACGCGGAGATCTCCCGCATTCAGAATCTCATCGCGGAGCAGGACCGCAACCTTGACACCGGCGCCCCGTCTGCTTCCGAAGCCCGTGATATGGCTGAGGAGCGCGCTCACCAGCTGATGGCAGGGAAGGACATCACCTTCAACGCGAAGGAAGTGCTGCGCGGCCTGCGCAACAGCACGGTCGTCGCCGGGACGATCGCCCAGCCGACAGGTGCCGGTGCTGAGGTCCGTGACGGCCTCGGCGAGACCACCCTGCTCGATCTGGTCTCCGTTCAGGATATGACCGGCCTCGGCGGCTGGGAGGAGCCCTATGCTTCCGCAGATCCGTCTCCGTACGTCGGCGCGCCCGACTCCGTCGGCGGCACGACCCGCACGGCTTCCGATCCGACCTTCGCCGTCGCTGCGATCAAGCCCTATGAGGTCGCCGTGACGTCCTTCGTCGACCGCAACATCGCAAAGCTCTCTCCGGCAGCCTATCTGGAGAAGGTCCAGCAGATGGCCTTCCGCGCTCTGCGCAATAAGATCGCTGCCCTGATCCTGAAGGGCGACAGCGAGGGAACTCACCTCATGTACGGCATGATCAACGGCACCAACAAGGCCGGAAGCTCCATCATCGACACGGTCAGCGCAACCGTCGCAACGGCTGCCGGCAAGGTCGATGAGCAGCTGCTCAACAGCCTCTTCTTCGCTTACGGCAACAGCTATGAAGCCGGCGCGAACGCGATGCTGTTCTGCAACAAGACCGACCTGAAGGCGTGGGGCAAGCTCCGCGGCACCAATGAGAAGGGCCGTCTCTTCACCATCACCCCGCAGCCCGGACAGGCCAATCGCGGCATCCTGGGCGACGGCGGCATGCTGATCCCGTACCTGCTGGATCCGAACCTCGGCGCGATCGACGGCACCTCTCAGGCAGCCACTGCGAAAGCCGGCTGCGTCTATGGTGACCCGAAGAACTACCTCCTCGGCCTCTTCGGCGACTACACCGTCCGCGTGGACGAGAGCGTCAAGAGCGTCGAAAGGATGTATGCCGTGCTCGGCGACGCGGTCGTCGGCGGCAACGTCGTGGTCGACAAGGGCTTCGTGGTCGCTCAGATCCCGAGCAACGTCACCGTCTGATAGTCCAAACCGCGGCGGCCCCTGCGGGCTGCCGCGGCATGAGAAACGGAGGCCAATATGACAAACATCAACCAGGACAGGCTGAAGGCATGCAAGCTGTTCATGAAGGTGGACATCGACGCCGATGACGATCTGATCGCCGAACTCATGGAGACGGCCGTCGAATATCTGAAGGCAGCCGGCATTCCGGAAAGCTGGAGCAACCGCTTCACCCTGGCCGTCAAGAGCCTGACGCTTTTCTGGTACGATCACCGGGCTGACGTCAGCACCGACAAGGTCATGCCTCCGGGGCTGCGTCCCCTGATCAACCAGCTGAAGGCAGACGGCTATGCAGACAGCGCTGCGAGCGCTCAGGAGGCCGTATGATCGACGCCGGCAGGATGAGGGACAGGATCACCTTCCAGCGCTTCAAGCGCACCGTAGACGAGCACGGCGACGTCCGTGACGATCTGGACGAGAACTGGGAAGACTTCTGCACCGTATGGGCAGCGATCGACCCGATCTCCGGCCGGGAATTCTACGCAGCCGAGCAGAGCCAGACCGAAGTGACGCACAAGATCCGCTGCAGGTACTTCCCCGGATTAAAAGCTGAGCAGAGAATCAGACATCAGGACGGAGGTACCACGCGGACTTTTCACATCGTCAGCATCATCGACTGGCAGAACCTGCACGAGAGTTACCAGATCATGGCCAGGGAGCTGATCGAATGAAGGAGAGCATCACGCTGGACTTCAGGGACATTGTACGCTTCGAGCTGACATGCAGGCGCCTGGGTGAGCAGACAGCTCTGAAAGCCGCCCGGCGCGCAGCGCAGAAGGGTGCAGCCGTCGCGAGGAAAGCAGTGAAGAAGGCAGCTCCGACCGGCGAGACCGGCCAGCTGAAAAAAGGATTCAAGAGCAAGGCAGAGAGATCCAGGAAGAAGGGAAAATTTGTCTACCAGTACGCAATGGATCCGGCAAAAAACGACATCTTCCAGAAACCGATCAAGCGGCCGGGCCTTCTGGGCGGCAAGAACCCGAAAGCATACTATCCGAGCTCGATCGAGTACGGCTTCCTCGCCAGGGCGGCCGGCGGCGGTTATTCCTACACGCCGGGCTCGCGCCCGCCGGTCCAGCAGATCGAAGGGACGCACTTCGCGAGAGATGCAGCCAGAGCAGCAGAGCCTTCCGTGATCAATACGATCAAGAAGATCCTGAACGAAGAACTTGACAAGGAGTGGGCAAAGAAATGAGCGTTTTTGATGCAGTCAAAGCAGCCGTGGAAACTGCTGCAGATCTGAGCGGCAGCGTCTTCCATGTGGAAGCGCTGAAGAACGCTGCCCCGCCCTTCGCCTTCTGGCTGCAGACCCGGGAAGAAACCGAACAGGCGCTGGACGGCTACACCGAGCTGGACACAGCAGCCTTCGAGCTGCACATCTGCAGCCGGTACCTGGACCAGCTGGACGCGAAAGCGGCGGCAGCCAGAGCTGCGGTGATCTCCCTGCAGGGCACGGAAACGGAGGATGTGCTCTACGAGCGCATCAACATCCGGCAGATCACGCCGGTGATCCACGAGAGAGAAGTGGGCCTTTACAGGAAGGTCTACGAAATAACCATCAACTACCAATCAATACCGATTGTGCCCATTCCGGGCACAATCTGATAAAAGGAGGAAAACATGAGCAAATCAAGATCTGTTGGAACTGTTTTCAAGATCGGAACCGGATCCGGCGCGAAGACGGTCGGCGGCCTGAGCAGCATTGACGGCGTCAGCATCAGCTCCGATGAGGTCGAAGTAACCGCGCTGGACAACAGCACCGGATACCGTGAGTGGCTGCAGGGCTTCAAAGACGGCGGCGACGTCCCTCTGTCCGGCTTCCTGGACGGAGCTGACACCGGTCAGGATGAGCTGTACAGCCTGCTGGATAGCGGCACTGTGACAGCGATGTCCATCATCTTCCCGGCAGCGATCGGAAAGACCTGGAGCTTCAACGCCTTCGTGAAAGAATTCTCCACAAGCGTCGACGTTGACGGTGCCATCACATTCGACGTGACGGTGCGCGTATCCGGAAAGCCGACGCTGGCAGCATCTGTTTCCGTATAACCACCAGGGAGATCTCCGGATCTCCCTGACATCCTAAACAAACCAAACAACAGGAGAGATTATGAAAGACAATAACGATACTGTTTTTATCAATCTGGATAAACCGAGAGAGCTGCGGCTGACGCACAGCGTGCTGAAGAAATTCGCAGCGAAAAAGGGCGTCACCGTCGACGACATCGACACGGTGCTCTCAGGCTACACCGGCATGGTGGACCTGATCTATGAGATGCTGCTCCGCAATGATCCGGATCTCACGCCGGAAGCGTATGAGGAGCTGCTGGATATGGTGACGATCAAGGAGATCATGGACGCCGGGCGCGCCGCCGTCACTGCATCCTTCGGGCCAGCGGAAGGCGGCCAGAGAGAAAACCCTCCGGAAGCAGCCGGCTGAGTTTTGACTGGACGGAGCAGCTGCGGATTGCTGCTCTCGTCGGGCTGAAGCCGTCGGAATATTACGAGATGACGCCGGTGGAGTTTTCTGCCTTTGTGAAGGGCTTCGAGGATCGCGAAGAACTTGGCCGCCGGCGTGATTATAATCTCGCCGTGCTGATCCGCGCCGCGGTTCGCATGAAACGGATGCCGAAATACGAAGGGATCGCGAAAACCACGAAGAAAAAACACGAACAGATGAGCGACGAAGAAATGTTCAAGGCCGTCCAGGCTCTCAACAGGATGATGGGCGGTACTGAGGATTGAGGATGGATCTATGGCCGTAACAAAAAACCTACTGGTGAGAGCCGGCGCTGATTTCTCGGCGATCACCACACAATCGAAAAAAGCGTCTGCCAGCATGAAGAGCATGGGCAACGCCGCGGCCTCTGCCGGCAGCATGATGAAGAAGGCATTCGGGGCCCTGGGCCTCGTTGTCTCTCTTAGGATGATCGTCTCCGCTGCAAAGGATGCAGCCGAAGCCTTCCAGAAACAGGCCGAGGCGGAGACGAAACTGGCCCAGGTGATGAAGAACACCATGGGAGCCAGCAAGGCCGAAATCGACGCCATCAAGGACCTGTGCAGCGCTCAGCAGGAGCTCGGGATCATCGGCGACGACGTCACCATGGCCGGAGCGCAGCAGCTGGCCAGCTTCACCAAGCAGACCGACACGCTGAAGAAGCTGCTGCCAGTCATGGACGACCTCATCGCTGCACAATACGGGTTTGAGGCGAACCAGGAATCTGCCGCCAGCGTGGCGAAGATGCTGGGCAAGGCTATGAACGGCCAGACCACGTCTCTCGCTAAGCTCGGCTTTCAGTTTACCGATGCCCAGAAGAAAATCATGCAGTACGGATCCGAAGAGGAACGTGCTGCCACGCTGGCCGATGTTGTCAGCGCCCATGTCGGCGGGATGAATGCTGCGCTGGCCAACACACCGACCGGCCGGATGCAGCAGCTCAAAAACACCATGAGCGACATCAAGGAATCCTTCGGGCAGGCTGTCACAACGATCGGCACGGTATTCCTGCCGCTGCTGAACCGTGTGGCATCCATGCTGGCAACGATAGCAGCCTGGGCGAACCGAGTTGCTCAAGCGATCGCGAACGTCTTCGGGAAGAAGATCAAAACCAGCACGGCTGCTGTGGCTGCCGGGGCAGGCGGCGCTGCTTCCTCTTTCGAGGATATGGAAGACGCTGCCAAAGGCGCCGGAAGCGCTGCAAAAGAAGCAGCAAAGAGCGTGCTCAGCTTTGATATTCTCAATAAGCTGTCCGACAATTCCAGCAGCGGCGGAGGCGGCTCCGGAACGGATGCTGATGCCGGCGGCGGAGGCGGCATTCTGGATGGCTTCGGAGAAGAAGAGGAAGAAACTGCAGAGACCTCCGAAAAGCTGGAGCGTGCGCTGCAGCGGATCAAGGATCTGATCGCCAGCATCAACTTCGAGCCCCTGCAGCAGGCAGCTGCCCGCGTCCGAGAGGCGTTCTCAGCACTGGCGGATGTGATCGGCGGAGCGCTCAGCTGGGCCTTCGACAATGTTCTGGCGCCGCTGGCACACTGGACGATTGAAGATGCCCTCCCGGCTGCACTGGATGCTCTGGCTTCCGGCCTCAATATGATCACGGAAGCGTGCAAGGCGCTCTCGCCTGCATTCCAGTACCTTTTTGAAAGCATCATAAAACCCGTCGGTCAATTTGTCGGGCATGTGCTGGTCCAGGCGTTTGAAGGTCTGAAAGAAGCATTTGATTCGATCACAAGCGTGCTGACCGGCGAGAAGTCGATCACGGGCGCCTTCCAGACGCTGAGTACAAAAGGCCGCGTGATGGGCACTGTTCTGGCTGTCGCTGCCGCTGCGATTATCGGGCCGTGGGGGCTCGCTGCGGCTGCCATTGCGGCTGGCGTCGCTACTATTATCAGCCACTGGGACGACGTAAAAGAGGCAATCGGCACGCTGAAGGAAAAATGGAAAGAAGACACTGACGCGATCAAAGCTAAATTTTCAGAGGCCAAAGAGTCGGTCGGTGCCGACATAGAGAACATCAAGGAATATTTTGCCGGCATCCCGGAAAAGTGGGAAAGCGTCAAAACATCCCTCGCCGAGAAGTGGGATGCTGTCAAGGCTAAGTTTACCGAAGGAAAAGAACAACTGCAGACGGACATTGAGAACATCAAGGCGTACTTCGCCGGGCTCTCCGCAAAATGGGAAGGGATCCGGGCAGCGATCGTCGAGAAGTGGGATGCCGTCAAGGCTAAGTTTACCGAAGGAAAAGAACAGCTGCAGGCAGACATAGAAAACATCAAGGAATTCTTCGCCGGGCTCTCCCAAAAATGGGAAGAGATCCGGGCAGCAATTGCTGAGAAGTGGGACACCATGACTCAGAAATTTAATAACGGCCGCGACAAGATCAAAGCGGCAATCGACCGCATCAAATCCTTCTTTGAAGATCTCAAAACGAAATGGAACACGATCAAGGACCAGATCTCACAGAAGATTGACGATCTGAAACAGAAGTGGGAGAACTTCAAGCTCGCCTTCGGCAGTGTGAAAGACGCCGTCGTCAGGTTTGCGCAAAACCTGTTGTCCGGCGTTACGGCGCCGTTTAACAGCATCATCAGCCTGGTCAATTCGATCGCAAGCGCCTGCCAGACTGCAGCCGCATGGGTGAGCAGCGTTCTGGGCGCCGGAGGTTATGCGGATCAATTCGCAGAGCGGAATATGGAAGCCGGCGGCGGAATGTGGAACGGCATCTACGCCTCCGGAGGATGGCCGGATGTGGGCGAGGTCTTCCTCGCCAGGGAGGCAGGGCCCGAGATGGTGGGCACGATCGGAGGCCGTACCGCTGTCGCGAACAATGACGACATCGTGGAGGCCGTCGCCAGAGGCGTGGCCACTGCAGTAGCTCAGGTATTAAACAGCGGCGGCGGACGCCAGAGCGGCGGTTCCGTCACCCTGAATGTCAACGGGAAAGAATTCTGCCGTGCAATTTTTAACGACATGAAATCAGTAAACTCGGAACACGGTATCAGCCTCGTTAATTCATGAGGAGGCAGACATGAGATTTAAAATAAACGGAACAGATATCAGCAACTGGATCAAAGCGGAGGATCTTACCTGGCAACGCAATGACGTGGAAGGTCCGAACGCCGGCAGGACGATCGCGGCAAACATGGTCCGCGATCGCAAGGCCATCAAGATCACCTGGAACGTCCCGATCAAGCCGCTGCCGCTGTCTGAGCTGCGGCAGCTCATGCAGCTGATCCTTCCGGAGTATGTGTATGTTGAAGCGGACGACCCTCTCTGGGGCGATCTCTACGGCGCTTATTTTTACAGCAACAACATCCCGGCAAAATTTAAATTCCGGGACTCAAACGGCAGGGAGCTGTGGGACGGCATTTCCTTCCCGCTTGTGGAGGTGTAAAGCATGGAAGTAATCAATAACCGGCTGCACTTCGGAGATTCCTCGTCATACATCGAAGCAACTCTCGGCCAGCACATCAAGCTCGCATACAATGCCCCGGTGACGATGAAGTTCAGAATCGTTTACCAGATCCCGCAGACTCCGCCGGATAATTTTGTTATTTCCTTCGGGGCTCCGGATCTCCCGGTGCTCCGCTATATGTCAGCGCTGAACAAGTGGGTCTTCACGGTCAGCACATCTTACAAAGAGCTCGGCGCCGGCGATACTGCCGTCCACACGTTCGAGTACGACGGCCTCAACGCAATATATGACGGGGAAACCGTCTGGCAGAAAGAATCAACTGCTGACCCGTCTCAGACCTACACCTACATCTTCCCGGATGCGCAGACGAACAGCCCGATTCGGATTTATCAGGTGAAAATCTGGGAAGGAGACGCGTTGATCTACGACTTCCGGCCGGCGCTTATCAGCGACGTTTATGGCTTCCAGGAAGTCGTGAACGATAATTTTTATCCCAGCGCGTCAGCTGCTCAATTCACCGGGAACATCGCCAAAGTTGAACAGTTCGACGTAGACAACGACAACATCCTCTCTATTCACAGCGTCGAGACGCTCAGCCTGCTGGGCGACGAACTGAGCTATGACACGATCTCGGCGGATGTGCAGCAAAAGCGGACTCTAAGCCTGGAGGAAAGACAGGGCGGCGCGGTCGAGGTCGTGGCGACGTATGACGACAGCCTGAAGCAAATGCCATACGGCACGCCGATGCTGCATTATATAGACGAAGAGCTGGCCTCCCGGTATTTCATCGAAGAGATGAAACGGACCGGGCGGTACACCTTCGGGATCGACGGGATCTCGGCGATCGGCATTCTGTCCAGACAGTATCATGCGGGAGGCCTATACAGCGGCGCGAATTTTATTCTGGTCATTGCAGAGATCCTGGGCAGCTCTATCAGCTATTCCGTCAGCTATGAGCTGGGAAATGTGCGCGTTTATGGGTACCTGCCGTTCGCCACGAGGCGCGACAATCTGCGGCAGCTGCTCTTCGCGACAAACGGACATGTTTTTCGGGATGCAAACCGGCAGATTTATTTTGATTTTCTTGACGACTC